GGTAACTCTGCTAAGATTGGTTCAAGCGGTGACTCTGTTCAGATTGGTTCAAGTGGTAACTCTGCTAAGATTGGTTCAAGTGGTGACTATGCTAAGATTGGTTCAAGTGGTAACTCTGCTAAGATTGGTTCAAGTGGTGACTATGCTAAGATTGATAGTACAGGTTATCACTCTGTTGTTATGGCAGCTGGTAACAATTCTATTGCTAAGGCTAAAATAGGAAGCTGGATAACACTTTCAGAATGGGATTGCATTGATGGTGTTTGGATTCCTATCTGTGTAAAAACAGAGAAGGTAGATGGCGAACATATCAAGGCTGATACATTCTATAAACTGGTTAATGGTGAATTTAAGGAAGTTGAGGAATAGAATGAAAGAAAAGAAAGATTTATCTCTGGTGTACGCTTTGAAAGAGTATGCCAGAGTAAATGGGAAAGGCGGTCCTATCATTGAATATGATAGGTGCTTTACTCTTGACGACATCAAGGCTGCTTTCAACGCAGGGCGTGAGAGCGTGGTGGACAGCTTTCCTGAATTGGAGTGGAAAGGGTATGCGCCTTTCATACATGCAGCTACTTATATTGGTAGATATATCATTGACAATTTCGGAATATGGTTATTACGCTTTAACGGAAAGGAAATTCCACTCTCTACTGGTAGTTCTTTAGAAGAAGCCAAGCAGGCAGCAAACGAGGACTATAAGAAACGAATTAAACAAGCATTGGGGTTATGACAATATTAGAGTTACAGAAAAGACTTCAAGAAATGTACGAAAAGTACGGAGATGTTGAAGTGGTAATGGAAGATACAGATTGGACTGGTGTTGAAAGATACCATGATGAAATCTTCAAGGTAAAAAATGTAAAGTACAATGGCAATATCGCTGTTGCACTGGCAAACAATTAAAGTTATGAACGGAATAACTATTAACAATAGACAATACATCTTTCTTGAAACAAGCGAGGAAGTCGATTGCGACAAGTGCGATTTGAACAAGGAAGATATGTGTAAATCAAGCCTTATCTGTAAGCATTTCCACTGCTTATTGCACGGATATGAAGATGAGGTAGGAGTGTTTAAGGAACTAAAAGTAGAAAAGTAATATGAAAAGAGTAACAGAAATTAGTCAACTTACAAAAGGTGACATTATCGTAACAATCGTAGACCACAAGATTGTAAAAAGAGAGTTTGTATGTGTGCATCCACACAACGACAAGTATTCACTGTTCTTGGATGAATTGCAGGATGGGTGTCCCAAGTTCTACAACGATAATCTCAAAATTAAAGAGTGGTATTTGTTTACAAACAGTAAGGAGGATTGGAAAGAACTCAATGCCATGATGTTTAAGGAACTCAAAAAGACAATAGCTTTTTACGAACAACGTAGCAAATAAATAAGATTATGAAGCGTGAAATATTGTTTAGAGGGAAACGTAAGAATGGGCAATGGGTGTACGGCTCGCTCGTTGTGTCAGAAAACATCGCCCCTGCCATTTACTATGAGGTTGGCAAAGGTGTTGCAAAGCAGTTAGACTGGTGTTATGTAAACCCCGACACCATTGGTCAGTACACTGGACTGAAAGACAAAAATGGTGTTAAAATCTTTGAGGGGGATATATTAGATTACACATTATTTGACACTTTTGGTGAAGACCATCAATATAAGGGGGTTGTAAAGTGGATTGATGATTGCTTCATTTGCGATAATAGCGATGGCTTTAATGGATTTGCTTGGGTAGTAAACCAAAGCCTCGAGTTAGAAGTTATTGGTAACATTACAGATAACCCCGAATTATTGAAGTAAAGCGCATGAAGAAGATTTTTTTTAATGACAAGTACTGCCTCACGCAGGCGGTGCTTGATGGGACAAAAACAATGACAAGGCGAGTACTGAAAGAGGGTACACCGCTTGGTAATTGGGAGGAAATGGCAAAGTATCTACCTTATAAGATTGGTGAAGTTGTAGCTATAGCGCAAAGTTACAATGACGTTTATAATGAGTTAGAGGAACAAGGGGACGATGTTGCAAACGATTGGTGGCTTCCTTCTTTTGAGGGCAAAGTCCTTGATACTTTGGCTGGATATAAAAATAAAATGTTTGTAAGGTCTGACTTTATGAAACATCATATTAAGATTACAGATGTTAAGGTGGAATATCTCCAGGATATTTCAGACGATGAAGTTTTGCGAGAGGGGATTTATCCTCAACGTTTCTTTAATAAAGTAGAATATGTGTTCGCAACAATGGGAAAAATGAATAATACTCCCGTTCATTGGCTGAAAACATTTCCAACACCACGTGAAGCCTTTGCTGCTCTCATCGACAAAATCAGCGGTAAAGGCATGTGGGAGAGTAACCCATGGGTGGCGGCATATAGTTTTGAATTAATTGATTAGCGTATGGACGAATTAAGAAGAGAATATATCATTCCTGTGCATTTAAATCATGCGGAAATGATAGATTGTAGTTATCTACCTAACAGAAAGAGTAAATCTCGTGTAGGGTCAACACCCTACGCAAGTAAGAGGAAAAAGAAACGTAAAAAGTAAATAGTATGAATATAGACAAAGCAAGACAAGCAAGAGATTTCTTATCAGAACTTGACGACTTGAAAGAAATAAAAAGACATACAGAGCAAGAAAATATTCATTGATGGTCATTCCTTACACCCGAGATAATAAATGAGAATAAGGACGGATTAAAAATGCATGGAGTTCTGCGCGAAGAGTTTACGAAAGCCGTAGACCGAAGTATTAAACAATTAGAAAAACAAATAGAAGAACTATGAAAGTAGAATTACAATGCGGTGATACAATCACCATTCCTGAGGGTTGCAAGGCAATCGTTAAGGACGGAAGCGTGGTATTTGAGAGAGAAAAAGAAGAGTATAAAGAAGAGTTCAAAAGAGGAGATGTCATTGTAAGTAAGATGAATGAAATCTTGCTTGTAGATGTTCACAGCTTCGAAAATTGCAGGTTAAGAAGTTTCGTCCATATACAACAAGACGGAATGTTGTCCGATTCTTCTTATTCTTTGTGGAATGGGAATCATACATGGCGTCTTGCTACAGAAGAAGAAAAACAGTTACTCTTTGATAAAATGAAAGAGCAAGGGCTAAAATGGAACGCTGAGGAAAAGCGAGTGGAGACGATTAGGTGGAGAGCAAAGAAAGGTGGAGACTACTACTTTATTGACGTTGATTTAACAGTTAAAAGTATAGACGATACTTATAGCACTTTTGACAACAAACTTTGGAATGCTCTCAACTATTTTCACACCGAGGAGCAAACCGCTGAAGCTGCAAAACGTGTACGAGAAGCCTTGCGACAATATCATGAGGAGATAGGAGAGTAATTATGGATATTCGTAAGATTAATATAGGTGACAAAGTCTGCAATAAAGATGACGGCTTCCCTATGATAGTCGTGGGGCTTTACTCAACTCTTGCCGACTTGAGCAACGGAACAGTTTCCCTCGATTTCGAGGAAAACGAAGGCGACATGTGGGAGGAAGAAGCAAAAGACTTGATACCCTATAAGGATTAGATACTAACACATTAAAAAACGAATGAGTATGCGCTAACGTTCTCTGATACGGGCATAACTATGACAGCAAAGGAATACATTAATAGACGTGCTGCACTTGTTGGGCAGGCGAAGAAGATAAATAAAAAGTTCTTTCCTCGATGTGTCAAGGCAAAGCTTAGGCAGATTGCAAGATTAGAAAATGAGTATCGTGGTACTGACTACGAAACTCGTAAGAATGAACTTTACAACGAATGGTTTAACTAATGAAGGTAATTTTAGATATTTCATTTGATGGGAGGAACATCAATGACATTTATAACCTGCCGTGTGTAATGGCAGTGACGAAAGATGCAGGAGGAAAGCCTGCTGTAATTCTCAAAAAGACACACACCAAAGGACGAACGATAGCCAGACTTGGCGACCATATTTGTCAATATGAGAGTGGTTTATGGCAGGTTTACGGCTCTGAGGCAGCCGATAAAATCATTAAAGGAGGAAAGTACGCACATGAATGAATTTAACGCAAAGAAGTTGGCTAAGAAAGAGATAGTTGACTTCATGAAGATAACAGAAAAGCATAGGGAAACATTTAACCACGTTTCAGCCCTATTCCATACTATCGTAGGTGGAACGAACGACATCGCACATACCTATATGCGCGATGCAATAGAGAAAATCAAAGAAGCAGGACTATACAAGCAAAGGGTGAAGAAAGCGTGCAAAGATGCTATGTCCCGATATGATGTCTTTGATAAACTTAATATGCAGGATATGCAGAATGCAGAAACCGACAAACGTCAGCTTTACATGGACTTCCTCGATAGTGTCGATGAAAGGCTAAAGCCTCATATATTTCTATTCCGCCAAGCAATAAAAAGAGTACTTGATAGGAATATGATAAAGGATAGTGACTTAAAGTCATATATTATCCTTGCATACGAGCTTATCAATTACTCGGTAGAATTGTTCGATAAGTTCATCGAAGGATGTCCGTCTTGTCCTCCTGTAAACTTCGGACTTACCTTTAAGCCTGCACGACTTCACGCTGTTCGCCAAGCATGGGGGCAGGTTGAGGAAATACTCTGTAAAGACTGTGTCCACATTGACCTCAACAAAGATGAGAATTGCAGACGTTCCCTTGATGTTATCGAGCTAAACCTCGTTTCGGAGAAGTTTATCAACGAAAGCGGTACGGCTGCCCTTGAACTTAACCCTGACGCACGAATGGAAGCCGATAGACACATGATGGAGTGGGACAAGAAAAACCACAAAAAGTATGAACTCACTGATAGACAAGCAGACTATCTTCGTGAGAACTACCACTTGAAAACCAACAAGGAACTCGCAGCGTTTATCGGTTGCGGTCTTACAAAGCTGCGTGAGTTTGCAAAGGAATTAGGTCTAACAAAAAAGAAAGTAGCATGAGTAGAACAAAATTTTGTATAATGGCAGTTGTAACCCTTGCTACATTTGGGTTTGCCGTTTACGTACATAGTAACAACAGACTTGTAAGAGGTATAGTTATCGAGAAATCGGAGATACCCGAACACTACGAAACGATAGATAAGGGTGTCTTACCTTATGAGCAGAAATACATTAATGCTCAGTATTTCGTCACTCTTTCGTTTCACAATCGAAAGGAAAAGATTGCTGTTGACTGGGCGACTTTCGACAAATCCGTTATTGGTAAAGAACTAACAATAAAAAGATAATATGGGAAAGAGAGATTTTCAAGAATTGATGGACTTTGCAAGAGAAAACAATCTCATGAACAAGCCACTGAATATAGTCATTCAGAAGTTTAGAATTTACAAAGGGAGTGCCAAGTAGGTGCTCCCTTTTTTGTTTATACGAAAAACCCTGCTTGTCCTCTCGGATTGCAGGGTTATCCTAAAAATAATCTTACCTGAAAAATAACTAAAAACCTAAATCAATTCAAAACAAATTCAATACTTTTCTCCTACAAATTTAGCAAATTATCGCGAAAGATGCAAGAGAAAAGGAATATTTATTCAATGAATTTACCGCAAATTCTTTCAAATATTGCAAACATTGGAAAGAATTAAATCTTCCTATACTTCTTCAACAGCCAAACAACGATATAGCCAATGATTGCAAGTAGAAAGGTCGACATAGCACCGATTGCCCAACCACCGACATCCATCTTTATTTTCTGCCATCTACTTAACTCTCGCTCAATGACCTTAGGAGCCTCGATGTGTTCCTTCATAGTTGCACGCAAGCTATCATTGCTCGCTTTATAGCAGTCAATCAGACGTAGGAGTGTAAGATTATCCTGCGTAGCATGCCAGCGGTCACGATAGCGAACAATTAACTTTTCTTTGATGTGTCCTTGATCGTCCTTGATGATTACAATGCTATCATGAATAGCGACACTATCACGGATGTTAATCACCTGCCGAGTGATTAAACTATCCTTGATATGTACGCTGTCTTTCCTTGACATGTAGATAGTATCAGTGCGGATAGACTGCACAGGTACATACACTCTATGTGAACAACTAATACAAAGTGCCGTCATCGCAAGTAAGCCAATGATGATTAACATTGTGTACACGTAGTACTTAATTTCCTTATCTTCCATACTCTTATACATTTAATGTGAAACACTGCCTGCGTTGCTTTCCGTCCGCACGCTTATAGCCTACATGCACCCATCGGGATGTCTTCGACTTCTCGATAATGATTTGGTCAAAGGCATAGCCCATATGGGAAAACTCTGTTGCAAAGAACTTTTCAAACTCATCCTGCTTACCATTGACAGGCTGCAAGTCTGCTGCGTACCCCTCAACGTGTGCAGAGTTCTTCACTCCACCTACTGCCTTATTCAGTTCTGGAGAGCGATAGCCACTTGACACACGGATTGCAGGCGTACTGAGAGAATATCTCTCACAATATTCTTCCCACTCTGCTCTAATACACTCTAAAAGCGTAATCGTTTCCGTCAGATGAACCCTTACATTTGCTGGTGGGTTGTTGCTAATCTTTAATCTGTCTGCGGTGTTGGATTGTACCATTTCCGCTATTGAAAAATTTGCCATAATCTATTTCCTTTGCGAATGAGTGCTTTATAATTTCTATAAAATTCTTATAAACTTTTTATAAGCAAATTATAAATATTCTTGTAACTATTTGAATATCAGTTTATAATTTTCTTATAATTATTATATAAAAATTTATAGAGCATTTATAAAATTATAAGCACCCATTCTGTTGTGTTTATTAAATCTGCCAAACTAAGATACTTTTCTTCTCTTTAATGACTTCCTTCTCTACAACGATAGGGTCGGGCATAGCGAGTTTGAGAGCATCGCCATTGTCGTCAACGAGTTCTATGTTAGAAGTGGCGGTGAATGTTTCTCGTCTGAATCCGTCTGAGAAATTCTCATCGGGGTAGTCAATAGACACTTCTATCTTTACTCTTCCTTTTCCTAAGTTGTGGTTATCGAAGAATATTATCAGTTGTTTGTCTGCGACTTGACAATTAGAACATACTCCGTTCCTCCTCTCTGCCTTGTATGTGGTAAGCCCATTTCCTGCGGTCGCCTTAACAGTGAAATCACAATCAGGGAATACTACTATTTCACCACCTCTTATCAGCTTAATGCCGAGTGGGAAGTCACTCTTTCTGTTGATTCTTAATATCCCGTCAACGTGTCCGCTGCTTTCGTTTCCTATGGTTACTGTTTCCATTATCCCAAAATATTAAATGTTGTAATAATAGTAAAGCACACGCCTTCCTCCCATAGAACACTTCGCTTCCGTCTGACAAGGTAGATAATGCCGTATATCACCCAAAAGACAAGAAAACGACAATCAGTAATCCCGATTAAGAGTTGAGAGGAAATAGCTGCCGTGAAAGCCCCTGCCATGTGAAGTGCTTTGCCAATCGTTCGATAATGTGGGCTTGCTCCGACCATCATCATTCCAAAAAGGAACACAATGCCTAAAAAGCCTACCCAACCACTTGTATTTACAATCATTTGCGGTGTCATAAGGAAAGCACCCATGACAATTACAAACGTGAATATATTTGGCGATTTAACAATATAGGCGGTTTCAGAAAGGCTACATAGTGGGCAGCCTTTCTTTTTCGCCATTAATATCGTGTACACCATTAGTAGTAGGCTTCCGATAATGCTTGCTATAAGTACTGCTATCTTCATAACTGTAGTTTTTCGGGATAACCTTTCGTGAAGTCGTATGCGCTCACTTCCTCTATTGACGACAAAGATGCGATAGCCGCCTTATGTTTGACCGTCACCATGAAAGTTGCATCCGCATAACGTTGAATCTTTGCAAGGACAATCTTTGCCGTTGGAATATCAATCGTTAAAGGTTGTCCTGCAATGGCAAATGTGATAGTCGTTTCGCCAAGTGCTTCTGCTGCGTCAATACTCACATTATAGCTTGCACGTTCTGAAGGTGTTAACCACGTGTGCATACTTTTAAACGTGAAGTCGTTTACATCTGATGACTGATTGAACACGTCAAGTTCTGCAAGTTTTCTGTCTTTCGCATCTTGCAGGAGTTGCTCTGCTGTTTCTGTTTCTACCTGCTCATAGCCGTTTGCCTTGAGCGTTTCTTCTGTTGGGTTGACAATTCTAACCCCTCCTACCTCGATATAAACACCGTTATAGGTGTCGTTTCCTTTCTTGTATTGTTTCATAAGAATTATTTAATTTATCTAAATTACTAATAATGTTAAAAATATTAACCTCATTATATACCCTAAATCTACATAAAGGCAAATACGTATCATTCGTGATACTCGCTGAGAGGGCGAATTAATTTAGCTAACCAAAAGCTACTATACTCTTGCTTATATCGTTCAAAACTTGAGTTTGGAACATAGATATATTTTAAATTCTCATTCAGACTATTAATAGAAGAATTACTAATTTTAGGAGGAGTTTCTGGTAAAAGAATAACTGCTGTAAGTTTCTTGTTTCTTATTATAGATTCTCCCATAATTTCTTTCACATTAACTGGGATAGTAATCTCTTTTAATCCCGTATTAAAAAATGCTTGATAAGATAATTTTACAAGTGACTCGGGTAGTTCAATAAAACTTAGATTCGTGCAATTAGAGAAGGATACATAATACCCAACTACTTGCCCTAATACTTTGATGTTCTTAAAAAACTTGAACTCTTTAAAGTCTCTTATATCCTTGTTGTTTGTAAACTTAGTCCCGATGGAACTAACAGCAGCAGCTTCCTCCATAGAGAGTTCTCCATCACCGTCTTTATCCCAATTTTCTATGCAGATACGCCTCACTTCGGGGTCTTCAAAATGCACAAACTTTGGATTTTTCGCCACGTTTGCAAGCAATTTCTCGAATAAAATCATAACGTTCCTCCCATTATTAAAAGTCCGTTAACGATACACGCTTGATATGTCTGCCCCTTTTGTGGCTTGAACACATCGCCTATCCACTTTATATCACTTGGTAGAGAAAGTTCTGTCCCACTCGCTGGTGGGCAAGTGAACTGAAAGCAATACTCGGCAACAAATTGTGTGTCTGTGTTTGGTGCTAAAGTAAGCGTAAGGCTATCAACGACACCCCACACGTGCATAACATTCGGTGTGAGTGCAAATACCTTATCATTTGTCCCATGATTCTGCAATCGGAGGCGACCATCAGCTCCATTCGTGCCATTTATGCCTTTTTCGCCCTTGTCACCCTTCTTTCCTTTGAGCATTGTTACGCTCATCTTCTTAAGCGTGCCATCTTGTGCTACCACTGGTAATGACGAGAAATCCTCAATGTTATCTGATACTGGGAGTTCTGTGATGTCCTGCGACTGCCCTTTGATAGTTTCTATCACCTCGTGGACGATGCCACTCTTTTCTTCTTCTGTCATATCTTTATCGTTAAATGGTTATTCAAACTTTGGTTTGTTATCATCGACTTTTACATGAGCCGTTTTGAGATATTCGCTAAGGAACGGTACTTTGTCGATTGCTTTCAGTGTCAGAACGTAATAAACAAAACCTGCCACTTTCCACATTGTAGTATCCTCAATGAGCATCATTCTCCAATTTCGGACGATATTCGTGGAGTAAAACCAAATCGCCACACCGCACAATGCCTTTACAACTCCGAGTGTCTCTTCTCCTGCATGAAGGAAATAGCCTGTAATGAAGATAGAAGCTGACATTACGAAGAATAAACAACAATGATAGAAGAACACCATTGACTTTTTCAGATTCCACTCCTCACCGTGTTTCAGTCCTGCAACTAATCCAAAGATATAGTTGACTCCAAAGACTACAAGCATAGCATACATAAAGTCCCTTATGGGAAAGAATAAACTCAGCATTCCGCTGATGACACTACACATTACGTACTTAAACTGTTCTAAATAATTCATACCAGACACATTAAGACTCCAATAACTGAACCCACCAACCCAGCAGCTATGTCCTTAAAGTCAAACTGCTCTTTGCGAAGGTAATAATCAACACACTCTTTTGCCACCATTAGCAGCAACACGCCAACAATAGCAGGATACGCCCATGCTTCAACGTGTGCAAACAACTTACCAAGCATAAATGCTAAGATAAGACCTACAAGCAAATGCAGATACTTATCGCTACCAATGGATGCGAGTCGTTCAAAAAACCTGTAAATACAATCTAATAAACTTTTCATATTCTTTTATTTTAAGTTAATTACATAAGAAACACATACCACTTATTTATTATCTTAGAATATACTACTCGGAAGGTATATTTTATATCGCCACTTGTTCCATTTAAAGAATGCTTAAAGGTGTAAAGATTCTCGATAGGGATATTATCTGTCGTTGTGAAATTAATATCCACACCGTTTACTGAGTATATGGTAAATTCCTCTCCATCTTCTGGGCTTGAAGGCAATGTAAACGTCTTTGTGTTCGAACTAACAAACAAGATAGAAGAGTCGCCTAAACCAAGTGAATAATTCTCGCTAATCACCTTTAACGAACGACGAAAACCACCATAAGTGCCACGCAAAGCGAGTATGGCATGATTGTTTTCCCATCCAAATGTAGGGTCTGGGTGTATATCTAAGAATATACCTACCTTTTCAAAGTCTGAGCGTGGCTCATTCCTCAAGCTTAACATCATATCCTTTCCAGCATGCTTCCCAAGTGGGTCTTCACCTAATATAACTTGCCTCTTAGATTTCTTATAGTTATATATTAAGCAGTTATCAAAGAGTGTTAATCCGTCACTATCTTTTCCATAACCTATCATTCCATGCAGGATTTTCCAACCAGCAATAGTTCCTTTGTTAGTATTGATAGTTCCCTCAAATGTACTATCACCAGTTACTGTGAGATTCTTAAACTTTGCTTCTTTTGCATCAATCTCTTGTGCTTGTATGCCCGCTGCAACGATTTTTACGGCATCAATCAATGCTGCTGATAACTTGCCACCTTCTATAAGTACAGTTTCCTTGCCGTTGTTATCGACAAATACAGTCTTGTCAGACTTCACTTTAAACTCACCGTTTTCAAGACGCAACTCAACCTCTTTTGCCTTGTCCTCTCCCGTTTCACCATCTGCGGGTATCCATGACGCTGCACTCTGCGTACCCTCTGTGACAGTCACCCAATTAACTGTTACCTCTGCATTACGTGCCTGTGGCTCCTTGTTCGGTGTTGGGTATGCATCGAAGAAACATAACCCGTCATTAGGTAGCTTATCCGCGGTGGGAGTAGTGAAAGTGAATGACACAACGGAATCCGTGGGGGTGTTAATCTCTAAGTTCGCACCACCTGCGGAGAACTTCCATCCATCTGACACTACATAACCTTGTAAGGTCTGCTTCTTCGTGATAGCATCCGCACTGATATGTCCGCACATGGTAATGGTGTATGTCGTCTGTGGCTTTAGCTTGATAACCTTTGCTTCCTTTGTGAAACCATAAGAAGAAAATGTCTTTTCATATTTGCCACCCTTTAGGAGGTTCTTTACACCGTTCTTTATCCCGTCTACCTTAAGGGATATACTGTCGGCGGTCTGCTTGATAGTTGTTATATTCTCTCCTTGCTGCGATACTGTTGTACGCAAGTCGCCCACCACGTCAACATAAGAAGATGATTCCATGATGATTTGCACCGTGCGTGTGTCAATGACCTTGTTTGCCTTGTCCTTTAGTTCTATGATAACATAGTCAGGGCGATTCTGTGCCTTTGAATAGTTCGCTAACTTATAAGTACCACTATTCACCGCTCCGTTTGTCATGGAGATAGTTACGCCGTTGTTCATGCGTACAGTGACGTGGTAGCCTTGTGCGCTACCTGCTTCCGTTGTCACTTGCGCACCCTTGACGTGCTCAATGATGTACGAAAGGGTTACATACAGTGCGTTGTCTACTCCAACGACTGCCTTTTCGCTCTGTGGCTGCAAACGATAGTATTCTGCGTCTGCACCGTTTTTCACGTTGTAAAGGGGTATCCCCCCTCTTGCTCTTGTTCCCATGTGTTATCCCTCTATTATGCAGTCAAAATATGCCATGGTAAGCACCTCCGCTGCGGTTACTGTTATTCGTCTACCTACTTTCTTATGTGCGTTGTTCCATGCCGTATCCGTGTTCTGTCCGCTTGTACGTATCCACGACCATGCCGTATTTGGTATGGTATCCGAAATATCAACATTCCCTTTTCTGTATGTCGCTAACAGAACAACGCTACCTTGTGAATTGTGGATTGAGCCACTCTCAATAGTTACTTCAAGGCTATAGGCTTCACCCTCTGATACTTGCTTTATCCACTTTGTACTCGTTTCGGATGGTGCTTCGATGGTAGTGTTACCTATTCCAACGTTACAAAGCCACAGAGAGCCTTGATACGAGAATCTATCGTAATGACCTGCGGTAGTTCCGTCAACCCATTCTCCTCTGTCGCACACCAAAGAACCACTTACTCCTGTACCTGCTGCGGATATAATCTTGAAACGGTCTGAACGCACCGTTATCTCTTTAGGGCTAAACTCATTAATAATGTGTGAATCAAGGTCGTAGTTATTGATTCCTGCATAGTCCACACGTTTCCCCTCTGAGACATAGATGATGTGAGCGTATTGCCTATCGGTGTCGGTCTGACTTCCTAATTGGATAATGTCATCCTCAGCCTTTGGAATGTCATTATCAGCCTTTGTATCATAGCCTATACAAGTATATTGTTTACCGTCAATAGCAAGATCAAGTGTGCCACGAACATCCGAAAGGTCTACAAAGTGGTATAATTTACCATTAATAGTTTCCGTTCCCTTGTTCACCACCAGACGCCAGTAGTATCTGTTTGCAGAACCGCCTGCTGTGCGTGATACAAGATTTGAAGTCTTACACATCGCTTGGTCGCCAATCCTCCAATCGTTGCTTGTACGTCTGTCGCCATCATCTGCCAAGAAATAGCAACGATAAGCAGTAATTGTCTTTCCATTTGGAGTAGTGCTATACGACAATAAAGCATTGTTCACAAGCACCTGTTTGTTTGCCGATTGGAAGTAAATGGTACTCTTTACGATTGGTACACCAGTATTATCAATCGGAATAACATCACTAATATGCGCACTTGCAGACGTAAATCCAACATCGCCAGTAGTAAAGGCAAGTCGTCTATACTCCAACTCCGAGAAGGTCGCTTTCTGTCTTACATTGAGTTTATCTACCTCTGCTATGGACTTTCCGTATTCGTCCTTGTAAATGCCAAAGCCAGCACCATCCAATAGTCCCGAACGGAAATCATCACTCTTTACAGAGTTAGCCTTGATAAATCGAGCAAATAAGTCGCCAAGTTCAGTTATTCCATACCCATTACCAACAGCAATACCCTTTAGAAACGTTATCAACTCTTGGGCGGTATCGGGGATATTTTTTCTTAGGAAGCGTGGGTCTACATAGTTCTTTATAAGTTCGCTTATCTGTGTAGAGTTTAATCCTCCACCGCTGAAATTACCCGATAGGATATTATTGACATCCTCCTTTAACTGCGAGATAGTACCCTTGACAGCTTGATTGCCAACGGTTATCTCCTGAATAATCGGGTAATCCAACCTTGTGACCAGCCTAAGGACACGTGTCTTTAATTGATAGCCAAATCCATCGTCAAAGGTGACTTTCTGACCGATATAGAGTTTTGGGTTCCTATTTACGAAAGCTACCGCATTAGAGGAGAATGAGTAGTTATTGTTATCCTGCGCACGTCTTTTTATCTCATTGATAGTTCGTGCTGCTAATTCTTCTTGTGCAAGTTTCGTTTCATGCTCACCCATTACAATGTTAAACAGCACGACCATATTACAAGTGAGGTCGGGGAGGGTATTTCCTCTTGGATAAAGTCCCTCGCTCTCATTGGTAGGGATAATGGTATCTCCGCTTTGATACTTGAGTATTTCGTAATCACCCTTTAAGATGTCTACACCACTATCGCCTTCGTTTGGTTTCGGAGTGATTGGGTTGTTTACCTCGTGGTAGTGAAGTTCAAATCCCTCTTGACCATTAGGCTGTCCGACAAGTCCCTGTGTAAGGGCATCATACTGCCCATCTATAGCGTGGGTGTTAACCTTGAATATTCCTTTAAGCGTGTACCCTTGTAACACCTGCTTTGTTCGGTCTATCTCATAGTCATACCAATAGTGAGTAATGATGTTTCCGCTTTCGTCCTTATCGTGAGTTATATTGATAGCGGTCTTGCCAGCTATCTGCGTAACAGATGGGAAAGCCAAACGCATATACCAAATAGTATATGTCTTTTTGTTTCCTCTGCTGTCAAGTTCTATTGCGTTTGTCTGAGAGTTCTTGAGATAACGCACGTGCTTACGGACATTATAAACATATAAATCTATATGCGGATAGACATCATCAAAGGAGAGTGCAAGCGTTTGCTTGATTTCCCCTGATGCTTCAAATGCATCCTTTGTAATAACGTTCCCTTCTGTGTCTACATAGATATATCCGTCAGGGTAAACAGACTTGTCAAGTCCTAATCGTGCAAGCGTGGCAACATTACCAGTCCCCACAAGTGCCTTTGTAGACATATTCTTTGTAGACCCCTGTGGATAGAAACAGTTATAATACGGCTCTTTACTATCGCTTACAGATGCTTTCTGTATATTTTCGTGTACCTTTAATGTAGGAATGTCCTCGCCAAGATTAATACTTATCTGACCGAAGTATAAAGCCTTATGTTTCCACGACAGATGCCATTCACAAGTGTTATTCTTGCAGCCTTGAGCAATAGAAGATAATACGGAAAGTATATCATTCGATGATACGGAAAATGATACGGAACTATCTACATTACCGCAAAGGGTGAATGTAAACTTTTCGCTATCTGTCGTTATATTGAGTGCTTCATTGATAGCCTTGCAGGCGTATTCAAGTGCGTTTGTTGTTAATCCGTCAAATGACCATTCTTGTTGCTTAATAGGGTTCTTATCCGCATCTGTGGTGTTATAGAGAAATGGCACACGTGAAAGCCACATCAAAGGGTGCTGAAATTCGGGGGTGTACTTAAATCCTTTATCGTCCTCTGTCGGTGTGTATGGACTGAGTAGCCTATACTTCAAGCCGTCATCAAAAGGTATAATATACGCACCTGCTGGCAAGGTGAGTTTTACATCGCTCTGCCATGATAACCTTATAAGGTCACTTCTGCCTAATTCTTGCTCATGCTCTGCGCCTTCTGTCAGTGTCGCATCGAATATCTTATTGTTATGAATGTCGTATATTACCATAGTTACAAAGATACCGACAAAAAGAAAAGATAGGGTAGGGGATAAAAACAGAAAAGCCACAACAAAAACGTTGTGGCAAATCTTTTATAAGTGGTTAAATTACTTTGTAATTGCTTTCTGTGCTATTGTTGTCTATCTGCTCGGATAGAAGATGCATTATAACATCATTCATAGCTATGTATGCGTTATCTAATGAGTCTTCAAAGGCTTTATCATAACCTAATAGGGTTTCATGAACCTTGCCTAATGTGTTAAAGCACTCATCTAATTTCTTTTTGCAGTCGAACAGCTCTGCCGTTTCTTTGCATAGGGCTATTGTCTTAATCTCGGTCATAGTCTTAATAGTTTTATAATCTTATAATTTGTTGATTTTCAGCATGGAGCATTTTTGCTCCATGGCTATCTTTCTTTGAGAGTTCTGTTGTAACTTGTTGATTATCACCATATCGCATTTTTGCGATTGGGCTTTTTCGCTCATTTATGCTACTTTGAATTTGTTTACAAAGTAAATTTGCCCTTTACCCGTTACCTTTGGAGTTATTGTCGTGTACATTACACCATTGTTACCGCTACGAGTGCCTTTCTTCAATTCAAATAGACCTTGTTCAATATAGCGTTGATTTGGTATGTTGTATCTCTCGCCCTTTGTGCCAAGATACCCATTTTCACGTAACCACTTGAAAAGTCGCTTTTCGCCCATAGGATAGCCGTTTTGGTCAATCAGCTTTGCAAGTTCACCAATCAAGCATGAAGATGCAGAACCGCTGACTGCTTGCGTAAATGTCACCGCTGGGGCTGTTTCTTCTATTATTCTTTTGTTCTCAGCTTCAAGCCGTGCCTTTTCCTTTCTTTCTTGTTTCAGTTGTGTTGCCATTCTGATAACAAGGTCAGGGTTATTCACCATTTCGTCAAGTGTTGGCTGTGTGGCTGTCATGCCATACTTTAGCAGCTCTTTTATTCTATCATTGCACCAAATAGCAAAAGCAGGGCTAAGCCAACGTGCGAACTCTAATGCTACATCTTCGTGCATCCATGTGCCTTGCTCAAACTCATTACTGTTACCTTTTTTAACGACAACTAATTGTGATGGGCAAATCTGCCTAACAGCTGATAATGAGTTAATAAACTCTGATGAAGCATTGGTGCGCAACCAGTCTTTTGTCGTTTTTCCAAAAGATTTTGCCATCTCTGTTGCATTTACCATCACATTTTTGCCGTTTGCAAAAGAAATCTTACTACCTTTGTAATCGTAAACAATAGGTGTGTTCATATTTGAATATTTTGTTTATACTTGGCAGGTCAACCCCCTGCCATTTTTTTGTTTATAAAACAAGGGCAAAAACTAAGAAGTCTTGATGTGGTGTTTAGACCTCGAAGTTAATGCCCTTTAAATATCTTCTCTACCACCAAACACCACTAAGGCGGTTATACTTTGCAAAGATATTACTTTCTTATCTTCTTTTTCTTTTATCTTTTGTGAGTAAAACGACAACGCTTCGATTGTTGTTTTTTCTCTGTTTTGATAGCGTTATCCACTATCTCATTAACCCATGCTGCTGTTTCTTGTAAGTTGTTCATTATCCTGATATTGCGCCACGAGCCTTTGTTGTCGTTGACGTATTTTTCTTCATATTCGACAATGCCCTTGCAATCCTTTTCTCGTTTCTCTTATACTGTCTACTACCGGTTCTGGCTATTCCAAAATTATCTAATACATTTTGGTTATGAAGCAGCTTCGCTCTTTTCTCTGGACCAAGGGCTAACCATTGCTTTCTGTTTAGTGTGTTTAATTTCCTTGCCATAATCTTTCATTTTGATTATTACACTTTCTTCGACTTTTCTCTTTTCAATGTATCGCAAAGATACGATTTAACATTATTATATTTAGAAAATAGCCGCCCTGTATAACCTACAATGGGCGGATTGTTATTTATATTCATGCAGTTTTCTCTGTTTCTAATGCGTGTGCTACTATGTCATTCACCCACGCAGATAATTCTTGTAAATTCTTCATTGTCCCTTTGGTTTATAGGCAAGCACTTTGCCTAAGTTATACACTACTTGTTCTACCACCCATACAAGTGGCTCACCTTTCTCATCTGTACCATATTCATATATGATAGGTTCGCCCTTTTCGTCTGTGATAATCTCACAATAGGCAGACTTTACTTCAACAAGTGCAGATGCTCTATTTTTCGCATAGCCTACATAAAGTTGTAAGGCATCATACTGAATAGGGATAGCGTTGCCGTTCTCATCTTCTACTTCGTAGCCGTCTTTGTCAAGCTGAACAAGTCGCTTGATAGTTGTTGGCTTCACTTCTCTAAACTCTTGCTTTTTTGTGCCTTTGATGATTTCGTCAAAATAGCACTGCTTAATGATTAACTTTAATATCTTCATACCTTATTATATTATGCTATCTTTACAAGATTTGCTTTTTTGAAACAACGCCACTCGTCTTTTTCTGTATCAAAATACACTTGGCAAGTGTCATTTGTCTTTTTCTCGCCCTTTGTTGCTGGTATTCTCTCGCTCATAAGAGTGCCATAAGCCTCTCTCAGAGTGCCGTCTACTTTCTGAAAGTAGAACTTAACTATTCGCTTGCTAAGGGCTGCTTTTAGCTTGATATTAACCCAAGCGCACTTTAACGCTTCTGATAATGTATAACCATTCTTGCGTACGAACTGCCAAGCAAGACTCATTACCTCTCTCATAGTGTTCTTTAATGTAGTACTCATAATCTTATAGTTTAATAGTTTTATACTTTGTTTCTTAATCACAATGCAAAGGTAAATAATACTATTTGCACAAACAAATAAAATGATAATAAAATTGTTGCCATTAACATAATTTAGTAAATAGTATTGTTTACATTATATATATAATAGTTATCTTTGCAATATGAGAATAAAAGAAATATTAAAAGAAAAGGGTATAACTCTTTCGCAACTTGCTGACACTATGGGCGTAAGCCGTCAAGCATTGAGCCGCCAAGTGGCAGGAAAGCTGCTTGTAGAAAAAGCAGAAGAAATTGCCAATGCTCTCAATGTCCCTATGTGGCAGTTATTCGCCTCGTCCGAGGAGGTACAAAAGGGAAACAATAACATTGTTTGTCCCCATTGTGGGAATCCTATCAAAGTAACCATAATAAAGGAATGAAGTTTAATCAGTACACATGGGACTTGTATAAACAAACCGATGTTGGCAAGAAAACTATTAGCCTGTTTGAAAACGCTGCCCATGATATATCTATATATGAACTTGTTTCCAAATATAACCCCATGGAAACAAAGTTTTCGGATAAAGACAGTATGGAGGATTGTTGTGAACTTCTATGGGAACTTGCAATCAAGAAGATGCTATTGCCAACCAATATAGATGATGCACGAAATCTATACGAACAAATAATAGATGGAGCGATATTGTTTGACGATGGAGAACCTTTTATAGAAAAAGCGGACTATAAAACATATCTCATGGCTAATATGGATATATCTTTCATGTTGTTTTTCAAGGCTCCAGAGTATTTCTTTCCTAATATATTCCGATACCATTTCTTTGACCTTATAAAAGTATTTGATATATTCGATATAGAATTGCCATTACCACCTAAAAAGAGTAATTATAGGGCACGGTGTATGTATTATTGGGAACTATGCGAGATACTATATTCTTTTCGTAAAGAAAATGGACTATCTCCGTATGAGCTATGCGCTATGCTTTATGACTTTGGTCAAGGGCTTACAAAGAATATTCCAACAGAATTGCCGAAACCGTCTAAGGCATGGTTTATTGGTGGGAAGATTATGCCAATAGAAGATTTGGATTTTACATTTTGGCAAGCTAATGAGGATACTATGCGAGGAGATATTCTCATACACTACGAAACCTCTCCTATATGTGCAATAACATGTATGTGGATAGCCCAAACAGATGGTGTTATAGATCCGTTCTTTTATTACTATGCTAACACATACATAGGAAGTAGAATAAAGCTACCACATGTAACTTTGCTGGAATTAAAGAACGATGAGTACTTTTCTTCTCATCCACTTGTCAGGAAAAACTTTCAAGGAGTAAATGGATGGGAAATAAGTAATAGGGATTATCAAGAGTTTTTGCGAATAATACAGACAAAAAAGTACGATACAAGTAAATTACCAGTCTTATATGCGCCTAAAATAGCTTGTACAAATATAAAATTAGAGAAAGATGTAGAAGAACATTTATTAATACCTTTACTTGATAGTATGGGTGTGACAGACTACATGCGACAAGTTCCATTACGGGCTGGACGCGGTGAAAGAATATATCCTGATTTTGCGTTGCATTGTACAAAAACAGATAATGGCTACATTGCCAAAGTACTTATAGAGGCAAAACTTTCCATGCACAACAGAAAAGAAGTATATACAGCATTTCAACAAGCTAATTCTTACGCACATTTGTTAGAAGCACCTATTATAATTCTCTGTGATAAGGAAATGATTCTTGTTTATACAAACGAAAATGGTTTTAATAGGAATAGATATAAGAGGTTCTTTTGGGAGGACATGGAAAATCCTGATAAGTTTAATGAATTAAAACGAATTTTAATATGAATGACCTAAATTTACTCGCAATCGTGCTGATAATTTTCGGTATATTGCAAATTATCCTTTTCTTCAAGTTATGGATAATGACAAATGATGTAGCTGCACTTAGGAGAAAATTTGCTCCACAAGTTGAAAATGTACAGAAACCGCGTGATTTACTCGGCATGCACGTCCGTATTCGTTCGAATGGAAAGCAAGTGCGTGTAGTTGCTCGGGAAAAGGGGCAATATAAATGTGTTGATGGCGTAACTAACGAGCCATGCGGTACATATTTCTATGAAGAATTGGAAGTATTAGGGTAGCCGTTAAAAGCTACCCTTTATTTATGTCCTATTGGTGGGGTTCGGTTCTATGAAAGCAAGTCCGAGTTTTGCAAAGGTACGTTCCGTGTTCCTTGCAAAGGTGCAACTCTTACCAGTGTATTTGAGATGATAAACATCCGTGCCGTCATTAGGAACTTGTATTGACACGTCGCCCCCTCGCATAACATCTATAAAGGATTTGTTCTTTGCGTTGAAATCTGCCACATCCCTGCCCTCCATAGTGAAGTTTAGGACAATACTGCGCTCATTGACCTTAGGAGTGCCGACATACTGAACCCCGTCTTGTGTGCGGTCGTTGTTGGTGATGTACTCCTTCATTGGGAAATATCCGTTAAGGGTATCGAGAAAGCCGTCACCCATTCTTATGCCCCACTCTGTAAAGGCATCCTTGCCATTAATGATTAATTCTGTCATATTACATCTTTTTAAGTTCTCGTTTGATTTCTGACATATCGCCACTCATTGTTTTGAGCGTTTTATTCATTGCAGACGTGTCATCGTGGATACCCTGCAACTCAAGATAGGAGTTCGCTTGTATCGTTCTAAGCTCGTCCGCAATATTCTTTTGCTCTACCGCTAACATCTGAACACCTCGCATAGATGCGTCCATTGTGCTTAATTTAGCTGTCAGAATGTCTTTTATTTGGTCACGTGATATATTCCCTGCTGTGGTGAGTGCAATGATATTACTTGCCTGCTCAAAGGTGATAGATGTTACTCCGTTAGCGGTTGCCGTCTGCGAGCTGTCACCCTCTCTTGTAATATCTATTCCTTTTGCCGCAAATCCCTCTTGTAGCTGCTTTAACAGACTTTGCGCTACAGGGAGATAGTTATTCATGCCATCCACTATCTCGCCAGCGAGTTGAGCAGATGCCGCACCGAGTTCATTCTCGTTAATAGACTTCATTGCATAAGCCTTGTATAAGTCGGATAGCTTTTCCTCATACTGGCTAAAGACATTCTTCAAAAGGAGCTGTTTAACCATATCCTTTGAAATATCCGCAAAGGTCTTTGAAGCCGAGTTCTTGAACTCAGAAAGGGCATCTTTGCCATCTTTGAGCCACGACCACACCGCATCCGTCATATCAGACACCAAAGGAGAGTACATCTTAGATACGTATTCATGGATAGACTTATTGAACTCATCGTATTTCTCTCTAAGTTCAACGAGTTTCTCCAATGTCTCCTTTGCCTCGCCTTGTAGCTTATGTCCGTAGTTCTTTAAGACCTCGTTTGCGAGTTCCTTATCAATCATGCCGTCTTCTCCGAATAGGTCTTTGCCGTACTTCTCTTTTACCCATTCTTTGAGGTCAGCAGTTTTCTGACCACGCCAAAAAGACTTATGTTGTGTCTGAATGCGGAGGTTATCCTTTGCGGCTACCTGCCCATTCTTATAAGTAATAGAACTCACAGCGGAGTCAATAGCCTTACCAACGATAGCACCAGCAAGACCTGCTACTGCCACACCTGCTGCCGTGGCCACTGTTGCCGTTACTGCTGTTGCCGACAGAGCACCGATGATAGATGAACCGAGAGCACCAAGGGCAACAGTTCCCGTACCAGCTGTAAACACGCCTGCTGCCACTGCTGCGATAGCCGTCACACCTGCAACGATAGGAATCATAGCCTTTTTCAGACCCGAAGATTTGTCGATATACTTCTCTTGCGCCTCATTGAGTTTCTTGTAATAAGACTCAGCAACTTGCCCATGTTCCTCGTAAGCATCTTGCAAACCTTTCAGACCACTGTCAGAAAACCAATTACTTTCCTCGTGGCGTGCTTTCATCACAGCAAGACGATAATCATTCACAGAGTCACGGAGTTTGTTTATCTCCGCTTGTTTCTGTGCCGCTTTCTCGTATAAGTCATCTTGGTTAGGAAGTACACTGCTTAACATCTGCATCAGCTGTATAGCAGCGCTGATAATTGCAAGGATAGCGCTTGCCGACTCAATAGATTTCATTGCACTTGAACCAGCTTTCCCAACAGCGGTGACGCCATCGGAGATAGTTTGGTAATAAGTCATCACAGAGCCAAAGAGAGAGAATATTTCTCCGGTCTGTCCTCCTATCTTACCGCCTAACTCGCCCATCTTGTCAGCTACGCCTTGAATAGACTTCGTGAGGGTCTTGTGTGCGTTCTCAATCTTATGGGTAGTTTGTGCGACCTGCTGACCTTTTGCGGCAACGTCCGCCTCTGCATCTGCCAACTCCCAATATTCTGCGACCCACTTTTTAAGGTCTTTGTTGTAGCCTATATTCTTGACAATTTTCTCGCCACCCTTTACTCTATCTCGTCTATTCTCAGCGGCTTTCAGCTCGTCCTGCTGCTTGATTAACTCATCGGTGAGTTTCTTTATCATTCCGATAGGATCACGACTGATAAGCTCATCAATCATTCCATTGATGGCATCGAAATATGTCTTTACTCCTTCGGGGTTGAGAGCCTCGCCTGCTGCTTGCTTAACATCGCTGAACCTACCAATAAGGCTGTTCAGTGTGTCCGTTGATGCCCCTTTGAGGTCATCGAATGCTGCTACGTAATTAGGGTCTTTCTTTAACTGCTCAAAGGCAAGTGTCATCTGCTCTTTGCCGTAATTTGCCCTTGCCTCTGTGAGTGACCGATACAAAGCATCTGCTTTCTCCTTATCGCCACGCTTCTCAGCCTCTGCGATAGCCTTATAGATATCAGACACATCTTTAGAGTACTTCTTTACAAGGTCTGTTTTCTTGTCATAGTAAGACTCATTGGCTTTGATAAGGCTATCCTCGTATGCTATCTCTGCATTTTTGAGTTTAGCTATTTCCTCGTCATACTTATGCCATGCTACCTTTGTTTTTGCATCATAGTTCTTGTATTCTTCATCTGTATAGCGGTCGTTAGATGAAGCATAGGCGTACTCGGAACTATTGTAGAAGTTCTTGCCCTTGTTATTTGGGTTTGCCTCCCACTTTTGCTTAGCTTGTTCGATACGTTGCTGCTTGATGTCCTCAAATGCTCTGTCGATAGCCTCTTGCTCTTTCTTGCGGTTGAGTTCTATCTGTCGGAGTTTCTTCTCGTTGCCGTCTTTGAGGATGTTTATCTCTGCCTGCTCGGTTTCGTTTGCTAAGTCCTCTGCTTTGCGCCTATTCTCAAGTTTCGCTTTTGTTTCAATCTCAAAGGCTCTCTCGTTGGCTTCATTCTGCTGCTCGGTTGCTTTCTCTGCTGCTTTTGCTGCTTTTTCACGTGCTTTCTGTGCCTTTTTAGCTGCATTTTCAGCACTCTTTGCACTTTTTGCAGATGCTTTCTCCTCGCTCTCTAACGTGCTGCCCGATAGCTTCTTGTAACTCTCGTTAGCCTTATCAAGTTCCTCCTGTGCTTTCTGAACCTGCTCGATAGTTGCTTTACCGCTTTTTTTCAATCGTGCAAGTTCTTTTCTTGCAGAAAGGACGGATGCCCTTGCGGTACTTACGGCTTTATTGTAATTGCCGCTGACATTACCGTTGCTATCCTTTTCAGGGTCTTTTATACCAAAAATAATCTCATTTCCCTGTTTATGGTCGATGCCATTTTTGTCCATAAATTGATAGGTCTTTTTCTTTCGCTCAACAATATTATCTGCAATTCTATTGATGTCAGACATAACATTCCAGTATCGCCCATTATTGACAGCACCAGTAGTTGCAAATCCTGCACCTGCCCCAACACCAGCGGAAACAGACGGACTAAAATCCCCTATTTTTTGCAGCAATTTCTCGGGTGTAGTCTTTATCTTTTTCCCATTCTTGAAATAGTATATAGTCTTTTTTAATGCATTCTTATCTCCGTTAGTGAAAGCATTAATTTTTTCCATTAAAAACCTTGTAGTCTGAGGACTATATCCGCCACCTTTGACAGCCTCATATACGTTGTGCCTACGTTTCTGATTGTCATCTTCTGTTTCCTGCACACTCTTATCATAGAACTGCTTTAATTGGCGTGCTGCAATACTTTTACGGATAGCCTCTGTAAGGCTGTTATAGCTTGATGTCAAAGTACCAGTGCGGTCAATCTCAGCGGCAAGTTTACTATCATACTGCCCATACTGAGAAATAATAGCATCCTTTGCATCTTTCCATTCCTTAGAACCCTTTTTGGTGGTTTCAAGTACTTCGCAAAGTCCGTCTAACTTTGTTATCTCCTTAGCAGTGGACTTCTCTACTTCGTCGTTGGCTTCGTTTAGTCGCTTCTGTGCTTCCGATGCCGCTGTGGTGGTATCTGTAAAGGCGTATATAGTAGCACACAGTCCGACCAAAGCAGCACCAACAGCTACATAAGGGTTCATCATCATTGCCGTATTAAGTGCCGTCTGTGCTGCCGTCTGCGCCCAAGTGGCTGCGGTGTGTAAACCTTTTACGATAATGCTTGCACTCTCCACCGCCTTAATTCCTCCTGTAACAGCAGCATTGACTATTAATGCGGTCTTATAAACTCCATACGCAATAATCAATCCCTCTAATACCTTTCCTATTGTTTCGTAGTTCTCAACGAGGAACGTACCTGCCTTTACGGCACTCATAACAACACCCTCGCCCTTAGAGCCTATCTCATTGAACATGTTATCAAAGGACTCTTGGAGCATTGAAATCTGACCATTGAGCGTCTTTGCACCCTCTTGTGACATACCAAAGAACTTACCCCCTGCCGATGTAGCAGAGATAAACGCATCTTGCACCATCTTTGAAGTGATAGCACCCTTTGACATCTCATTTTTGAGTTCACCGATAGATTTACCCGTTTTACGAGCGATTTCCTCTAATGGGTTGAACCCAGCATTGACCATTTGCATGAGGTCCTGTCCCATCAACTTTCCTGCACTACTCATCTGTGAGAAAGCAAGCGCAAGGGAGTTGAATTTACCAGCATCACCCATTGATACATCACCGATAGCCTTTAGGTAGTCGATAGACTTCTCAGCCTCGATACCAAAGGATGTCATCATCTGTACCGCACCGACCATATCCTTCGTATTCAGAGGCGATGCAAGGGCATATTCTTTAATTTGCCCCATAATATTGCTAAGACGTTCCTCATTACCTCCCAATAGGACTTTAAGGGATGTTTCCATGCTCTCGAACTCTGCACGGACGGATATAACCCTACTTGCAAGTTCTTTCAGTCCCATACCACCAAGAAGCATGCCGCTCATCTGCTTGAGCTTACCAGTAAGCAGGTTCATGGTTTCTGCTGTTCCTCCTCCTTCCTGTCGTAACAATGCGTATTCGTCACGGAGTTTCTTTACAGATAGCCTTGCCGTTGCCTGCTCTTGTGTGAGAGCAAATAAAGAAGCCTTTTCTTCATCAAGAGCCTTTTTGGCTGCTTTCCACTCTGCAAGTTTGGCATCAGATGTCAAAGGAGACGACTTAACAGACTCACGATAAGCATCTCCCAAACGCTTAACATCAGCGGCAACGTCCCTAACTACTCCTTTCTGAGCAATAATCTTCTCTGTAAAGTCATTGACACCCTGCGAAGCTGCAAATATCTTCTGCTTAAAGTCTGTTTCCATTGCAGCAGATGTTTCAGCAATCTTACTTGTGACATTCCCTAATTCCTTAGAAGTCTGTTGTAATTTACTATTCAGCTTATTAAAGGATGTAGGGTCTTGAATAGCATCTACACCTTTAATCTCCTGCTTTAATTTCGTTATCTCGTCTCGTAACCGCTGAACCTTTTCATAGTCCGCTTGTACACGGAATTTCAATTCTGCCATATCTACTTTCTTCTCCTTTTTGCGAGTTCCTTACCACTGATTTTCTTCACCACGTCACCGAAAGCCTCGTGTTGCTTGTCTTTCTGCATAATAATGAGATTGCGATAAGGAATTTGATTAACTACTTCGTCATACGTCAGATGCAAGCTATCCATGAATGACGCTATTTGTCCCAAAAGGGTCTTATTTCCGACTACTTCGGTGTTGCTGCCAGTAGGCTTGCGTTCTTCGTCAAACTGACAGCTTTCAAGAAAGGGGCTATGCCGATAAGGTCAAAACCTGCTGCAAGCGCATCTACTACCTCCTCAAGAGTTCCATTGCATAATTCCTTTGTCTTGGATAAATCGCCTGCCATAAGCCACGAGAGAGCCTTTGCGTATGCTTCACTATCCTTTGCAGACAGGAGCATCTCTTTTATCGAACTACCCTCTGATAGATTTGTGTCACTGATACACGAAATTGCACCTGCCAACCGCTTAATAGTAGGAGGCTGAATAGCGTATGCTTGATTATTCACGTAGACAATCGCATAGTCATTGCCTAAGATTGCATCTGATACTAATTTACTTGCTTTACTCATACTGAAAATAAAAAAGGGTGGAGGTGGTCTTTTCGCCACGTTCCACCCCGATGTTATCCTGAAACTTTCCTTATACCAAAGCCTTAACCTCTGACTCGTCAAAGTTATACTCTGGTGACACACCATCAGCAGTAGGAGCTTGAACAAGACCCTTGACTGCAATAGCGATAGCCTTGTCGGTGTTCGCCTCACGTGCTACAATCTGGCAGTTAGGGAAGATGAACCATACATCGTCCTCAGTTAGACAGAACAGAGCCTTCTTGATGACAACCTTATCAGTAGCTCGCTTCCAACCAACGATGTCATCCTTATCAGTGCCTGCACCGCCCTTCTTGATGACTTCACCACCCATAAGAGCAGCTTTGGCAGCATAGTCATACTGACCGATTGAGAACTGAGGGGTAATCTCTCCTTGAGTGGTGTCATAGCGGTATGCTTGACCCGTGAGTTGGTTCTTGTATGGAGTGACAGAAGCCTCGCTCTCCTCAATGTTCCATGTTTCACCATGCACGTTCATTACCTCATTCTTAGCTGTTTTGGCAGCCTTGATGATTGTACTTGCACTTGCTGCGGTAAGGTCATTCTTAATTACGGAAATGTCAGCATAAAAAATCTTCTTAATGCCGACGGCTGAAATTTTTCCCATATTTACTTTACGTTTAATGCGTTAAACAATATTCTACAATTAATAAAATGGCACTTCAAAGCAGTGTCCGCTTCAATATGGATAGTATCTATCTCATAGTTGTACCTTGTTCCGTCAAACTCGCCCGTTACACTTTTAAAGAGTTCTTTTGCCTTTCGCTCCAATTCCTTTAATCGAAGTGTGTTGGCAATGTTCACCCCTAAATCGGGAACACACATATTGATGTCACAAAAGCACTTCTCCCAATACTTGCTCGGGGTCTGCCCTTTCACGTGGATAGTAATGCGTTCATCTTTCAACTCCCCATTAATGGTCTTGCCGAAAGGGACTATCTCTATCCCAAACACCTTACAATCTCGGTAGAGAATATCTGCTATGTCGGTAGTTACTATCATTCAAACATTTCTTTTAGTTTCTTCTCTGCTCTCAACGCTGAACCGCTTAAAACTTCAAATCCCTTTGCCTCGACATAGGAGGCGTAAGGAGCGGTGTTCTCTAATGTCAGTCCGTCCTCGTCTACATCGAATGTATTGGACGTTCTCAAAGTAAGTGTGTGGTCTTGGTATGTTCCGCTTTCTTCTGCATCCTTTACGGCTGCATCGCCCACGTCTACCATACCTTTCTGAACCTCCCACTCTACATCATCAAAGAACTGGTCTACATCGGAGAAATCACTATCTATAACCATAATTCGGAGTTATTGAAATAGTTAGCGTTCTTTACAATGTAAACCTTACCTTCTCCTCGTACGCTTTCCCCTTCAAGACATCTAACCTCAGTACCAGCTTTTATATCGACATTCATCTCACATACTACGTGGTAATTAGGTCTGTACACCTCACCATTAGGAGAGTTAAACTCTTTTGTGGTGTTGTCATCACAACGGCACTTACAGAGTGTTACCCACTCTTCACCTCCCGTATTAGGGATTGGGTGTCCGTACTCATTCTCTTGGAGTGGTGTTACCCTTTTAACCTGCAATATGTGTGGTGCGAATATCATAAGATGCGTATCTTCGGTTTATTGTCGTTGAGTTCGTCCTTTAGTCCGTACTTCTTGCAAAGGAGAGAGTAATAGTCCTTTACGCCTTGCGTGTTCCACGACATAGAGAAACCGCTCTCATTGATAGATGTAGGACGAAGCAAAAGAGAGGGAATAAATCGGGCAATAGCAACAGAGATGGAATCTACGTTATCACTCATCACATCGTCCTCTATATTCACACGTGCGTTGAGAGACATATCCAACAAGTCAGCCTCCGACACTTGTATGCCGAAGGACTGAAACTTGCTTGATATGTATTCCTTGATGCTCATTAGCCTAATTTGGAAAGGTCTGCGATAGCCATCTTGTTTGGAATATTGATGTCGGGGATAGCCTCGAAACCATACTCCATAAAACGACCCTCGTCAGTTCGTTTAGATGAGATAAATCCCCTGCCATCTTCAATTTCTTGATAGGCACGACCATCATTAACCTTGTCGGTCATTTCGTAAGGCTTCTTCCAACGCATAAAGCCAAGTTTGGTATTATCCGCCATCATAGGCAAGAATGAAATCTTGTCATCTGGGACGGCATTTACCATTTCACTCTCTGATGTTTGGATAAACTCATCCTTGATACGGATTCGCCACGGCATGCCTACTGATTCGATAAGGCGGTTTACCATATCGGGAGTGACAATACCGCCCGTATTGAACTCCATATCACCAAACTTCATCGTAAACTTGCTTTGGAACTCCTTAGACGAAGCGATACGATTATTAAATGTGTGGCGATTCATTTCGGCTGTTGCGAAAAGCATACCCTTTGAACGTACCTTATCCACGAACTCCGTTTCAAGCCAAGAAAGGATGTTGTCCTTGTCGGCAGAAGCGGCTGCCTTTGTGTAGATAGGCAATTTTACTGTATCTACTGATACGCCCTGCTTGTTAGCCTTTCCATTTACCTTGGTAGAACCGTTGAAACGCAAATCGCCCAACATAATATCAAGACGTTTCATAGGAGCAAGCATACATTGGCGTACATCATCAACCAAGAAGTTCACAATCTCGTCCATCTTAGCAGATACGGCATCGGTGTTGCTTGACTGAATGGTCAATGTGTTATACTCCTCTATAAGCCATGTAAGGCGTTCAAGGCGAGTATTGTCCATTTGGTAAGCGTCACCTAAGCAAGCCACCTCACCAAAACCACGTGTGAGAGCATGGCGTTTTCTGACAGGCTTCCCTGCATATCTGTCAATAACTGTACCTGCGATGACACCCACCTGTGTACCCATATAAGTCTTGAAAGAACCATCGGGATTAGTTCTCTCATAAACAAGGTAGTCTTTCCAAAATACCTTGTCAAGTTCGCCCATAGTAACAATAGAACGGTCTATCACCGCTTTGAGGAACTTAGGGCTATTCAATAACGAATCTATTGTTAATAACATATATTCCTCCTTTTTTAGATAAACATGAAACGTCCTGTGAGAGCCGCCTTATCTTCCTCTGTGAAAGGAATGTAAAGGTTGTCCTCAATGATTGAATATGCACGACCAACCAACGCAACGGTATTCTCTTTTGCCAAGTTACGCCAACCGAATGAAGCGAAGTTTGCAATATTCTTAGCCTTAGCGTCAGATGCACTCTTTGCTTCGGGAAGCACCTTGCCAACTTCCAAATTAGCCTTTGTCGCTTCTGTAGTGGTGATTGTGTCGTAATCCTCGTTGGAAGTGTCCACCGATTTTACAGTGATGACATTTGTCCCGTCAGAGAGTAACGTGCCCACATTGATGAAGTCCGCAAAAGGACATTTAGCAATCTTGATAGACGTTGCTCCCGTGGTAGCCTTTTCTACTACCTTGACACGAATGCACACTACTGCCTTGCGCTCTACCTTATCACGATAGATAGGCGTAAGTTCGGGCAACCATCCCTTATTAGGGAGATTACTCATGTCTAAGTCCATACCACCATCTGTGAGGCGATATAGAGATTTCTCGTCGCAAACCTCCCTTTCGATAGGAGGCGTGGATTCAAACTTAATTCCTGCTGCCATAATGATTTACTTTTTTTCGTTTTCTGTTTTGATAGCCTCGGTGCGCTTATTGACGCCATCCAAAAGACTATCCATATCGTCTTTGTGTTCGTTGTTTCCCTCTTCGGGAGACTTTGCGAACTGGAATCCACCATTCTGCATCTCCTGCTTTACATCGGTGAAGTACTGATTAAGGTCTACATCATCAGCGATTTGCTTTCCTTTATAGACATATTCAGGGATACCGAATGACTTTGCCACTGCTGCAATCTGTTGGTTGCGTTCGTCCGCCTTTGTCTTTGCGTCCATTGCAGCTAACTTCTCGCTCAATGTCTTATTAGAATCAATAAGACTTTGCGCCCATGCTGGCACTTGTTCCGTTGTCTGTGGAGTTGGTGTTGGCGGTGGGTCTTGTGGCTTTGGTTCCTCGATTGGCTTTCCGTCCTTGATGTTGTGTTTCTTCTCGTAGTTCGAAACTGCGGTTTTCTGCGCACCATCAGCCCGATAGTCGCCATAGCTTGTTAGTACGTCTTGAAAGGAGATACCCTCAACGATAGAGTTTACCTTGCTCTCGTCCGTTACTCCTTCAGCTTTCTTACTTGCGATACGCTGAAGGGTGGCATCATCAGCCCCTTGGAATTTGGTTCTGAGTCCTGCCAAAATTTGTTCGTAAATGTTCATACTTTATAAAGTGTTAACTTGAATAAATCTTTTCAAATTTACACATTATAAAAAGGGGATTTGTATTTTTCAGTGGCTGAGAAATGACAATAAGACGGTTGTAATAAAAAGCCGCCTATACTCACGTACAGACGGCTGAAATAATGCATAAACAGTTATATAATGAAGCTATTCTTTTGTTTGTGTTGTTGGCTGAGTTTCCTTTTTATCTTCTTTGATTTGTTGCAATTCGTCTTGCAACTCGCCATAGTTGGAACAATAGGCAACGCCATGTTCTGTTGACCACACGCCACCACTGACGGCAGCTGCTGCCGTGTCAACCTTATCTCTTTCGCTATCAATCATGAAAGGAACAATCTCCGTTTCGATGTTTACAGTCTTACTTGCAGCTTCAAGTGATGTGTTCAGCGTGCCAACAGCAGACGTAAGGAAGTTAACACGTCTTTGGAAAAACTCTCCCAATTCCTCTGCGTGATTCTGTACTGCCATGTGAGCAGCCATAAAGACATATCGGAAAGACGTACCACTAAGAATATTACCAGTGCCTTTGAGTTGGTCGAATGATATACGAGGAGTGTTCGTCTGTCCGTACATCTGATTGAGATATGTTTCTATCTCTACCTTGATAGGGTCGGAGGATTGATTCCATGTGAGATATTGTGCATTTGCGCCATCTCCAGTCAGCTGCATCATTCTGTTACGAGCATCACCGCTTAAATTGTCGGGTTGCAGCTCACCAAATAGCATAAGGAGAGGAAAGAAATGATTATCAATACAATCAGCATAACCACTCAAACACTTCTCTAATCGGACACGTAACTGCTTAACCTTTGCGCATAACGGCTCGGGGCGAAAAGCGTACATGACAGGGAGCTTCTTAAACTGATGTGCAAATGTACGTTCTACATTCTCCGACCATGTCTTATCAAGTTCCCACTGATACACCTTATCTGCGGTAATAGTCATGAATACGGTGTGTTCGTTGCCGTCTAAGTCTTTCTTCTTGTATTCACGGGAGAAAGCTATCATGTTGCCATTATCGTCAAAGAAAGGATATAATGTATCACCACGGAAAGGCGACCATATTTGTGACCTTAACTGATATTCTGGTACTTTATTTCCAAAGAGGGATGCAATTCTGCGCTTTAGATGCGCCCAAAAGCCATCATCTTTGACTACGTACCAATACTCCGCCACTTCCTGCTCTGATAGCCACGAACGGACTAACTTGCGGTTTTGGAATTTCAGTTTATTCTTCTTGAATACCTGCTTGACAGTTTCAAATACATTCTTTTCCCCATCATCTTCGGGATTGCAGTCAAGCGTGGGTTCTGTGCCAACACAAAAGGCGGTATGGATGTTTACTATATCCTGCTCAATAGGAATAGCAATGCGGTTAGGCTCTTTCATCTCATATTGTGCAGGGATATGTGTAGTCTTTCCGCTTTCGGGGTCAAACTTATCTTCTGCCATCTTTACAAGGACTTTAATCTTCTTGTAAAGTTCTGGGTTCATGATGTCGTGTTTCGTCATGTCCCAATCAGCAAGGTTCTTCAACGTTTCGGGAAGAGGATTGCGCCTGCCTTTCTTAAGGTAGCTAATCTTCTTATCAATGTCCTCAAGTGCGAGGATGTCATCTAATGTCTTTACCATATTGTTATCCTGTTTATCGGGCAAAAGCTGCAGCCATGTCGCCCTTTGGTTTCAAAATCTTTCCTAATAGTTGCCCAAGGACATAATAGCGAACCGCATCTATGCCATGGTTATACTTGTCTATTGGTTGGTTGATATAGTTGCCGTCCTTATCGGTGTCCCATACATACTTTCTGAACTCTGTACGGAGGTTATACGACCGCTCTGTAACAAAGATATGGTCAAAGGATAGCATCTTGTCTATTCCTGCTATGATAGAGTTGCCACTCTTATCTACGGGGTAAATCTTTATACCTGCGTTATGTATCTCTTGTATCAGTCGGGGGTCTGCGCTCTCGGAGAATACCTTTAATCCTCCAAAGCGTTTAAGTTCCTTTGCAATATCAGATGACAACATACCCGTTCGATAGAAGAGTTCATCAAGATACAAGTCATTATCAATGATACCGCATAGTATTCCTGCGCTCGGGTCGTGCGTAAAGCCGAAGTCATCACCAATAGCAACCTTCTTGCACCATTTAGGAAACTCCTTAACGATGCCGATATGCTTAAATACTGCACCTTCCGCAACGTCTGCCCATCTACCCATGACGGTATGAGCGTATTTCTCGGGGTTGTTAGCTTTCATGTCCTCAACCTCCTTAATGAACTCATGGGAGAGGTTCTCAGCGTTGTCTAAGTAAGTAGTATGGATATGTAGTACATTTGGATGTGTACTAATCTGAACAGGCACACCATCATACATCACCTCCTTATGGGTATTCTCTATAAACCGCTTATAAACCCAATGGTTATTATCAGTAGGGTTCATAACAATAATAATTCGATTCTGTATTCCTTTCTGACGAATAGAGAGCATAATTGTTTCAAACTCTCGCTCTGATACCCATTCCTCCGCCTCGTCTACTACAAAGGTTGTAACGCCGTGAATAGATTTCAGCTTTGCCGTTTGGTTTCCGCTTGATGTCTTGATACCTCTTAACATGACTGCACCACCGCTGCGGAGGTTCTTTACATCTGTTTTAGTGTGCGTGTACCATTTCGAATTTCCATCAAGCTCCACTTTCTCCATAAACTCGGGGATAACAGACATTGAAGCCGATACCATTGTATAACGAGTATAGAGTATCTGATGAACTATTCTCTTTGCAGGAGTAGGATGTTTAACCTCAAACAACAGACGCTCAATGAAAGTGGAAACATTGAAACTCTTTCCACTTCCACGACCACCAGTAACAAGAATGATGAACTTATCCTTGTTATGGTACAACGGAGCATATATCTGTTGAGGGGTTATTCTATTCATTTGTATTGTCGGTCATCCATTTGTCAATGTCGATACCATTCTCGGAGTACAAAGCATCTTCATCGTCTTGTTTCTTCTCCATTTTGCGCCATGTTGGGTCGTGGTGATAGAGTAGGGTAGCAATAGCCTGCATATTAGGAGGTAGTTCCATTTCGGACTCTTGCACTACAGCTTTATCTGTCAACGTTACCCATCCAGTACCACCACAATATGGGCACTTCTTGTCTGCTCCCATACACTCGCACTTATCTTGTACGAACTTAACTATCCTTGATTTGGTCTTCTTTCCACCAATCGCACCCTTGATGTATGTACCACGAAGCAAAGCTACAATTCTTGTCCGTCCATGTGCTAAGACCCTATTAATTTCAGATCCTCTGCGCTTATTTTCTTCCTCGTTCCAACATTGATAATTGCCGTTCTTCATAGACCCAAATACATCATCGGATAGGTTGAGTTCATTCGCAATCTCGCTATCCGTGTATCCGTTCATTGCAAGCTGCTCTATACGCTTGTAGAAATCTTCACTATCGTAGTCGTGTTTTGATTTTGCCATATCTTTTAACGATTATAATTTGCTTTTATAGAATATTCTTTTTACATTTGCAATATAGATTGATGGTCGCATCGGTAGCGAGGCACCCGAAAGGCTGCATATTGCAAGGTTCAACTCCTTCGCCAATCTACTTAGGGGCTTAATTGCCCCTATTTTATTTTTATATATTGTGGTGCGTTCATTTTGTTTTTATCTACTACTCCAATAGAAACGACTTGATTGTAATATCGTTTACCTATCTTCTGATTAGGTTCTATTACAACTTTCAATACTTTGCCTTTAGAATATTTCACGCTTGATACATAGATTAGGCGGCTTCTGTTTCTGTCTATATAGACATTTTTCGGTTTCTTTACCGCTGATTCAACCATTCTAAATCTATGTATATTAACCGTTGCCCCTTTCTGTTTCTTTGGGTGGTTGCGATATTTCAATATGGTTTTATCTGTAATGGCAGCGAGTTCAGACTTTACGATAATTCCTTTTTTGAATAAATCATTCAGATACGCCTTGTTGGTTTTTCCGAAAATATACACAGACTTCCTTACTCTTCCGCTTGCAAGAACTTTATCTGCAAATCCTTGTAGGTCTCTTGTGTATCTCCGCTTGCTACCATTTAAACCATATATCAATATACCTTCACCCATTATTCAGTTAAAAGTGTTTCTATCTTTTCAGAGAATACTTCACCTTTGAGGAACTTCTCATCGGGGTTAAACCCGAACTTCTCACAAAATTCCGTCTTTGCATCCCAATTATCGAATGATAACATAAGATAAGCGTCCATGTCTGCGGCTGCCTTTGTAGCGGCTTGTTTCACTTCTTCTTTTACTTGCTTCATGTGAGCAACCTTTTCCGCTCTCTCGGCTTGCTTTTGTGCTACTTCTGCTTGTCTTTCCTCTCTGACTGGTTCCATGAGTGTTTCGAGTTCATCAGCGATGGTGTTTTCTTCTTCTGTTTGAAAGTGAAAGTCCACACCGATAATATCGAGGTCTTGCTCGGTTAGTCCTGCATCCTTGTAGTCAATATCGGGAATAAGCTCACGGAGTGTATCGTAATCCCACTCGCCTTGTGCTGATGGGTTGTTGAGCAAGATAAGAAGTTCTTTCTCTTCTTTCTCCTCAACGTCTATCAAATCCACTCGGATAGGATAATCGTTATCCTTTGTTTCGGGATTGTACTTTTGGAGTTCGTCCATGACCGAAAGCCGCTGATGTCCGCTCACAAGTGTGTAACCTGTTCGCTTGTTCACCACGATACCTCCGACCATGCCAAACTTCTTTATACCACGTTTGAGAGCCTTGCGGTTCTCTTCAGGAATAGTACGAGGGTTTCTCTCGTGAAGTTTAATTTGAGAGCGTAGAAGTTCCACGCTCTCTGATGTGAAGTATTTGTTATCCATCTGACTTGTCTCTTTTACTTGTTATCCTGCTACTGCGCCATATCCGTGTTGCTGAACTGCACGACTTTCCGCCCTCGCAATAAGCCTGTCTCTTGACTGCTTGGCTCTACGGCTCAAAGCACTTGTTTCCCAAGTATTCTTTCTCCGCCAATTCGCCTCGCTCAATCTTTCAGCCTGTGCGTAAATTTGCCTAAGAGTTTTTCTTGCCATAATTCTAATTTTTTACTTGTTATCCTACTACTACCCCTTTTGATTTTGTACTCATATAGGTGGAACGAGAAACTTTTTTAAATGGTTGATAATGAATTTCTCCGTTAACAACAATATTTGTTTTCCCACTCTTTTTTATATTTTGTGCATAGCGCTTAAATACGGTATTCGCTTTGTTTACTCGTGCGATACTGCCTAAACGCTGTATCCTCATCAGTTGTGTAGCCAAATCATTCAATGACTTTCTTGCCATATTTATTACTTGTTACCATGTTTATAATTCTGTTCAAATAAAATTCTCTCGCTCATTGGGAACACTTTGTATATCTTCTCTAAGTCCTGCGGATAGTGCTCGTTAAGCCATGTAAAGCAATCTATGTTAAATCCTAATCCGTTACTTGCCTTGTTGCCGTATAAAACTGGCTGCGGTAAACGCTTCATACGCATATAGGCTTTAACGTCTTTCTGCGTCCACGAAGCAAGCGGATAAACTAATCCGTTATTCTCATACTCGTTATCTTCATAACCTTTGAGCATAAGATTTCTATTCATGCCGTCCGCTTTCTTCATACCTAAGAACGTGTAATACGCCCCTGTCTTCATTCTGACCGCCTTAATCACGTCAGCGAGTTTCAGCAGCTTAACTTTAGGATTAGGTACGCAATACAAACCACCACGAAGAATATACGTTAAATTCCAATGAGGAACTTCCATGAACTCGACCTTTGGATATTTCTTCTTCACCCATCTTATCCAACCATTGATGTGGTCTAAGTCCTTAACGAAGTACATAAACACACATACAACCCTTTCAAAGCGTGGATAAACTAAATCCAAAGTAACGAGCGAATCCTTACCAAGCGAACACATAACAATGCAAGATGACTGCTTTTCAGCCACCCTGCATATTACGTTATGTGCCTCCTGTAATTTGTTCATTATCCTGCGCTCATTCCAAAGCCCTTACGGAGCTGCCTATATACAGTCTTATGACTGCCCAATTTATTACCAGCAACCAACTGATGGCGACCACTATTGCCCAGATAAGAACCTGTTGCACCTGCGATACGACCTTTCAGTGTTTGTGCATTTCTTCTTGCCATAATCTTTCATTTTGATTATTAGACTTTCTTCGACTTGTCCCTTATGTTGTGTGAAAGTACCTTACCCAAGTCAAACACTACTTGCTCAGCTACCCATACAAGTGGATTGCCATCTTTGTCCCTGCCGTGTTCATAAGTGATAGGCTCGTTATTCTCATCTACGAATATCTCGCAATGAGCACCAACGACCTCAACAAGTGCGTTGTCCCTGTCTTTGTTGTAACCAACATAGAATTGAATAGCGTCATACTTGATAGGCTGCGCATTGCCGTCTGCATCTTCTACTTCGTAGCCGTCTTCATCAAGCTGCAATAGCTTCTTGATAGTTGTTGGACGAACCTCACGAAATTCTTGCACCTTACGACCTGCAAGGATAGCATCGAAATACTTCTGTTTGATAATTAGATTCAATACTTTCATACGACTTTTCTCTTTTTTAATGTATCTCAAAGATACGATTTAACATTATTATATTTAGAAAAATCCGCTCTGTATAACTTACAATGAGCGGATTGTTATTTTTATACTATATCCAGGTGTAAGTCTTTCACCTTTGTTGGCTTAAATCCTCTATCTCTCTCAACTCTCATACCCCATTGACCTGTTACGCTTTCTAACTGAGAAAGGGTGAAATAGCCAATCTCAGCGAACTGCCCAACAGTGATGCCGAAGAACTCATAATCATTATCTGCCTTCTCAGCTTCGAGTACATACCACGTGTAACCCTGCAAGAAGAACTTGCATACTACTACGGCATCTTTGACCTTGCCATCTTGTGAATACAAAGGGTACTTTGCTAACTCTTTCTCAACAGCTTTTGTTATCAGTTTCATAACTTATATATTAATAGTTTTATATTTGTTTCTTAATCACAATGCAAATGTAATGACTATAATCATACAAAACAAATGTTTTGCGCAAAAAGTGTATGATTTTAATAAACGTTAGCAAATAAGGGTTACTTATGTTTATAATATTACATAAATTAACAAAAGGTTGATTTTAATCAAACAAAACACCTAAATATTTGCATTATTCATTTCTTCTTTATACTTTTGCAGTGTAGTTTATAATCAACATGTAATATGGATATAAAAAAGGTAATAAAAGAGCGCGGCTACACAATAGAAGATGTAGCAAAGAAAATGGGAATTTCAAGGGTTACACTTAGCCAAAATATGAGCCGTAACCCAACAGTTGGCACATTGGAGCGCATTGCAAATGCTATTAATTGTAATGTAAGTGAGTTCTTTGCAGACGAAAAGGACGCATCAAACACCATTATTTGCCCTCATTGTGGGAAGCCAATCAAGTTTGAAAAAGTATAATTAATAAATAAAAAAGAATGAATATTCTTAGATGAAAACAACGAACCAATTATCTATGAAGATGGAACGGATAAAGACGGAAATCCGCTTGAGTGGGTTGCCGAACAGGTTGTTTTTAACTTGGGCAAAGTATTAGAAGTCCATAGAAAGTAAAATCTTATTCATAAGCTCGTCAACATTTTGTCTAAAATCCGCATAGGTGGTGTAAAGCACCATTAACTCCGTGCATGTCGCTGAAATAACGCTTGCGCAGGTTACTTTGGTAGCTTTGGTGATAGCACGTCTAAGCCCCTGCGGCATCTTGCCACCAAAGAATTTATTAGGGGAGTAAAGGTAGATGACAACGAAGATAAACTCTTTGCGGTCGTTTACCTTTATTTCTTTGCCCTTTAATTCCTCAAATACCTTGTAAATCTTCGGAATGAGATTTAAGTCCTTCAATTTAGGAGAAGTAGCAATCTCATTATCTACTATGGCTTGACGTAATGCCGTGCGTGCCTTTTCTATTCTCTTGATTGTTTCGATTATCTGCTCCATTTATAGAGTTTTCAACAAAAATATAGCAAATAATCTTAAATAATCAAATTTGTTTAGATAAATTTTTAATTATTGAGTAAAGAAACACAACAAAATTTACTTATTTTAGTGTGTTGGTCAGTGTGTTGGTCAGTGTGTTGCTTTTTATTTTTCACCTTTGTAAAAATCTAATATAAAGATAATTACAAAGGTGGTCAGTGTGTTGCTCAGTGTGTTGGTTAGTGTGTTGTTACTCTTTTAGAACGTAATCTAAAAGTTTTACATTTGCCTCGTTTATGTGGTTAAAATCCTTTTTAATGTATAGTTCCGTTATCTTCAATGACTGGTCAGTATGATTTAGCATATCATTAACCACGTACTTGCTTATTTTCACGTCATTTACGGCAATCGTAGCCATAGAGTGCCTGGCAGCATAGAATTGTAGCTTATCAATGCCCAATTCCTTTCCCACTTCCTTTAGTCCGATGTTTATCGCACGATTGAAACTCTCCATGTTGGTAAACCTCTCATAGAAGTTAAATACACGTTCTTTACCCTTGTATTTCTCAACTAACGGCTTGATATAATCCGTTATTTTTACGTGTATCTCTGCCTTATCTCTCCGCCTATCTTTTGTTTTCATGCGGTCATAGATAATGGTGTTATCTTTCAATTTATCAGCATAGTATAGGTCGGCAGAGTTCATTCCCATTAAACAGAATGAAAGACGGAAACAATCAAGTGCGAGGTCGTAACGGCTGGACTTGCCCTTAACCTTGATGTTGTCATAGGGTAGGGCAAATATCCTCCTTATCGTTTCCACGTCTAAGGCTCGTTTTTCAGCTATGTTCTGATCTACTGGCTTATATTTGTCTAATGAGTGTTTAATTCGGATAATATCATTATCTTCATCGTTATAATACTCCTTTGCAGCGTTGAATATAGTTTTAATGCAATTAGGATATAAAGATTGAGCTCTTGGACGGTCTTTTAAGGCGTTTTCAAAGGCTTTCATGGTCTTAATGGTGATTTCCTCGCAGAGAATATCATCACGCCCTACAAAGGCGCATAAAGCGTTTAGAGCCGTTTTGTAATTCTTCACCCCCTTAATGGTTGACAAAGAAATCCATTTATTTGCAAAATCAGTAAAAGATACTCCTTTTCTGTCCCTTTTCTGCTGAATATAAGCTGTAATAGTATTTATATCAATATCGTTGAACTCCAAATTAAGTTCGTTAACTCTTTCACGATATGCCTTTATTAATTCATTACACCTATCGAGGACATTTGCATTTTTTATCTTGAATGAAGCCGTTATGTCCTTTTTACTGATATACATCGTGGTGGGAATGTACCTTATTTTGTTATTATGAGTAAACCGAATATGTACACTCCATGTTTTATCGCTTCGCAT